ATTCGATACTCCATTGCCGCCCGCCGTAATTTGGTTTCTATCCTCTCCTTCGTCGCTTGTTGGCCAGTCCGTGCCATGCGAATGTGTGTCGCTCGATGTGCTGCCGCTATGGCTGTGTGTGTCGTTCGATGTGCTGCCGCTATGGTTGTGTGTGTCGTTCGATGTGCTGCCGCTATGGTTGTGAGACTTGAACGCATCTGACTGGATTGAGCCAAACGAGCGCCCATCATCGACCCCTTTTCCATCATCCCAGCCGCGCACAAACTGCCCACGCAAATCAGGCAGGGCAAACGTGGTTGATCCATCGCCGTTTCCGTAGGTAGTCCCAATAGCGCTAAATAGGCGTGCATACTGCGTGCGCGATACGTTAGCGCCGTTGGCTTTTAGCCAGCCAGGGGGTGGGGCGCTTGTGGCCACCATCTTAACGTCACCAGGTGCGCCGTCTTCATAATAGACAGACCAGTTGGTGCCGCCGTCGGTCACTGGATCATTACCGACATTAGGCACGCTTTCAGTACCTGTTGTACTGATATATTTAGTGCCGTTACTTCCTATCGCTAGCGCACCAATTCGATATTCGGCTTCTTCGTTCCAGGTCAAGGCGCCGAGGCGTTCTAGGGCTTGGAGAGCTTGATCAAGTCGGCGCTGCCACCAGTTCTGAAACCATGCCTTTGGCGGCTCTTCTGTCGCTCCACCACGCCAACCATCCTCCCAAACTTCATTGGTCGGCTCTCGGTACTGATCGGGCGCGTCGGGAGTTTCATTCCAAGTTCTGTTAAAAGGTTCACGTGCCATTATAAAGCCCCGCCCAATGCTACGCTGCCAAGCGGATCACCACCCACCTCGCCGCTTTGTGAAAAGATATTGCCCGCTGTTACGTACTCGACGCCTACACCCTGCGGCCTCGGAGCAAGGTCATAGATATCAAGCAGGGCACGAATATTAAATGGGATTTCTTGGTTTAGAATAATGCGCATCGTCATATCCTGAAGGTCAACAACCGTCGCCGTATATCCTTCGCCTAATATAAACTCAACGCCGCGCTTAACGTCATCGATAGTGGCGGGAGATGTGTTTTTAACGATCTTCGCTTTTATCACTAGTCGATAGAGATAGTTTGGCAAAGGAACGCTTTGCGGTGTAACGCCTGGGCCAATATATGGAGCCACGTTATACGGTTGCGCACCAGCAGTTCCATCGTATGCGAATACAGATAAAGTATCGTCGTTGATGCGGGGGCGTTCGGGGATGCCCGCGATACGCCCGCAAATATCTAGCTGCTCACCTCGAGCCGTGTCGATGTTGATCAAATTGACGACTTGCTGCGCAGGATCAGATATCAGCCGCTTGGCAATATCGGGCAATATCGAAATCCACGCCTTAAATTTAGCGCCATTCCGGTACTGCCAGATAATTCTACCGAGCGCCTTGCCTTGCAGGTCAGTAACGACCATTAAACATACTCCACAACGATGTTTGCTGCGTCGAATACTGCTAGCTCATTATACGCGATCGGCACACTGGTGCCTGTGGGGCTTGCTGATGTGCCCACTGTAATGCTGTTCGTTATGCCTCTGTCAGCCACTATTTCGTTGACCGGAGTATAAAGCCTTCCCGCGCCGATACGCTCACCTATTTGAAATCCGCGTCGCGTAAAGCCATCGCCCAAGCCTGTTAGGCCGTTTAGACTGAAGTCTACGATTGATGCAGCAATTTCCTCTTTCTCTAGCGCCGAAAGAGACTCTGTTTCAATCTCAACGTTGACATAAATGGTAATCAGGTCGGGGCGGAAAAATGTAATTGACACCGGGTTACCTAACGGCGTAGTCGTCAGCGAAGTTATCTCGTTAGGAATACCGAAGTCTCGATTCATGCTACAGCCTGGGTTTTTCTTTGTGGCGATGGCCGACCGAACATCGGACACGCCGCCGCCCTGGACGAATATAGCGATGCTGTGCTGATCTAAGCCGTAAGGATTTCCGCTTGATACGGCGCTGCTGCTGGTCGAGTTCTCATAGACACGTGTTTGAACGACGCCATCAACATTGGCTACGGCGCTGAAAATATTATCGACCTGATTAGCGCCCGGCAGCGATACGGATTGATTACGCCGCAAGCGAAAGGCGTTGTCTGATTCTTGATCACGGCCTTGTAGTGCTGGCTGTGAGTTATTGACCGACTGCCAGCCTGCCACCGGGTCGGCTATCTCGGTAAGCGTGCCGATAGAGGCGGGCAATGCGCCTGCTGTGGTCGCCGTAACATCGGCGCTAGTTGTGCCGCTAATGCTCACCGCTGCATTCAAGGCCCACAGCGTGCCGGTATCGTTATTTCGAATACGTGAGCCAGCAGGAACCAGCGTTCCATTGACACCGGTTAGCTGTACTACGCCGGTAGAGAATGTCGCGTCTTGGCGTTCAATGCCTGCATAGTCGGCAATGTCGTTAAGCGCTTGTCCTACGGCGGTTGCCGGGTCACGGCTCATGTAGGCGTATTGCACCTGCTCATCTAGCAAGGCAAGCTGCTCTGACCAGATGGCTATCTGCTGTCCGTCAGGTGATTCAGGCGTGATGTTCCAGTTGGTATCAATGCCCAGATAGCCGCCCTGCACCAAGTCTCGATACTCAAGCAGCGTGGTTCCCGTAACGCCGTTTACCGTAATCTCAGCCATTAAATAACATCCTCATCAAACAGTACGCGCACGGCTTGGTTGTTTACGTCGATAACGGTGCAGTCCACATTGATGCGGCGCGTCAGTCGGTCAATATCAAACGCAAAAGATGTGATAGCGACAACGCCGGGCGCGGTGATGATGCGCTGCTTCAGTGCGGCCTCGGCCACGTCTTGGGGGGATTTTCCAAGTATTGATTGGAAGTATGGACAACCATCTGTTATATCTAGGAAAAATTCTCCAAAGAACATACGCAAGCGGTGATAGATTCCGGCGCCCGTCGATTCTTTCTCATATAGAAATTGATTGCTACCGCTCGTTACTAGGTCGCCAGTATCTTTGTCCCAGTTTCTGATCATTGCGGGCCTCCTGTTGGCCCAGGCGCAGAACTGCCGCCAAGTATCGGGTGCGTGTGCGTATCGCCGATATTAACGCCATTATGCTTGAGGCCGCTTGCGTCGAGTGTCAGCACTTGGTCACCTACCGTCGCCGTTATCCCGCCATCCGTTAATTGTAGTTTAACAGAACCTGTATAGTTAGACAGTCCGCAGCCTTCATTCACGAAATTTGGGATAGCGCCTGGACTGCTGCGGTAGCCGGGGGCAAAGAAGGCGTCAGCAGCGCTGAACATGCGGAAATCAACGGGCGTCGTTACACCGCCCGAGTTAATCCACGTATCGGCGGCGCGCTGACTGAAATGAATCAAGCCTTCGGTTTCGCCCGGCGTTATCTGGTGGTAGAAATACCACGCATTGTCGCCGCTGAATTGGACAGGAACGCCGGTGATTACTGGGATAGTAGTAGGCACGCCGTTAACAATGCGGCGGATACCACACTGCACCTGCGCCCGCTGCGTCTCTGCATCAAAGGCCATGATGCGGCCAGGGAGGGCCACCATTAGCCCCCTCAACTGTCCGTTAAGCGCCTCGTCAAGCATGAATGTAAACGGGCTTTCACTGTCCGGTTCGCGGTAATTTTCCGACACGCGGATTCCACCCCTCTAATATTGTGTCCCACATATCGCCGTAGTAGTCGCCCACATGGGAGACGCCGCGCACTAAGTAGCGGCCTACGCCGATAGTATCGGGGAATGTGGCTGCATTTGGGTTATTGAATACCAGCTCACCCGTTGCGTTTTCTACCTCTACGGTGTCTTGCGGGCGAATGGCTGGGTTCATCTTTAACGTTACATCTATACCGCGCTCACGTATGCGCGGGCTACCCACCATGCCGCTATCTGCGCTGATCCTGAATATCGAGTCAGCGCCGGGCCTGCCTTCACCAAGGCGGGCAATGATCATCTGATTATTCTCTATCGTCCACGTGAACGAGTAATTCCTGGCCAATGAGCGCATCGCCGCTTTGCTGTCTTCGCTGATCGTCATGCCATTAATAGCACGGGGAAGGTCGTCAAAGTTGCCGATGAACTGCACCGGGTAGCCAAACGTTAACGCCACATCGCTGATTATCTCACGCGCTGGTGTGCTATTGCCCCATGATTTATTGACACTGGCGTTTGCCCATACATTGCCCACTGATCGGCAATAGAGCGTGTTGTAAACCTCGGGGCCATCACGACCTATCGAGACGTTATAAATCGTGCCGGTGAATATCTGGGCAAAGCGATTACGGTATCCAGCGGTTAATCGCACATCGGTATAGCGCTCATAGAGCAAGCGGCGATTCTCTGCGCTTAGCCCATAGATGCTTATCTCAGCAACCTGTAAATAGCTATCGGCGTGCATGCCTACACGAAAGCGTATCTGGGCGGGCTCTTCACCGAATCCATCAACGGTTAGTAACTGGCCGCTATCGCCCACTTCCAACTTGAAAACCCTGTCCCAAATCTCACTCATCGGCGCCCTCGTCGTCATATAGAAGGCGATTATTGATACCAAGGTTTTCGATAGTGGGTGATTGGCCCTCTAGGTAGATAGCACCTAGCCCGCTATTTAATCCCTTCACTATATTGACGCCAGGGTGAAGACCGCGCCCTAGCGTGATAGGAACGCCAGCTTCGTAAAGGTTAACCGCGTAGAATTCGTACTGCACTAGCCAGCGTAATTCAAACTCAATTAAGCGATTTGATAGCTGAACACTAAAGCGCTGGTAGGGCGACTGGTTATTTAGCGGAATACGGCTGATCATAACGGCACCGCCTGAACCCGGCCAAAGCCGTTGTAGGGCGACGCCTGTGCGGTCACTGTGTCGTTAGGTGCTGGAATACCAAGCTGAACGGTCTGACTATTCATGATGCGCAGTTGCTCTATATCAACGGCTAGCTCTAGGCCATTCTCATTCTGAGTATTCGTCACGCGACTCGTGCGGGTGATGATGCAGTTAGCGTGGATGCCTTTTGACGTTGCTAGGGTGAAGATGGTTTTAGCCCGTTGCAACCGGCGCATCTCTTCCAGTACGTTGCCGGATCGAGTAGATGCTTGGCCTGCTGCAAACGAGGCGTTAGCAATTGAAGCGCCTAGGCCAGCCAGGGCAGCGATATTGCCCGGTAGGCGACTAACAACAGCGCCTACACCAATGCCAGCAGCGCCTCCGATAATCGTTTGCAGCGCACCCTCGGGTAGTCCTAAGTTAGTTAGGTTATCAAATACGTTACCCTGTGATGCTTGGGCAGCCAAAGCACGCGCCGGGTTGTCGCTGATACCTACCAGCATGGTAAAGCGCTGGTTGCGATTAACCGCATGGTCATTACCCTCAACGCCGGATTCTATCGGGTATCGAGTAACGTCCGTTTGCAGCTCGTCCGACTCCTCTAGCAGCGCATCAAAGTAGATACCGCCAATATTGGGCCGCTGCTTGCTGAATATGGAGACTAAAGGCATGAATTACGCACCTATATGTTTGCGTACATTGTAGCACTTGACCCAGGTAACAGCCATGATAGCATTGTCGTGCGGCTAGGTCGGCCAACCGAAACGGCGTAACACTCCACGCCTTGCCGCTCCCCATCTGGAGTGATAGCTGGAGAGTGAGCTATGAATGAACTGCATGCGCAAATAATATCTCGTCAACAAGCTAAAGAAAAATGCATTAGCCATTACTTTACAGGCAAGCCGTGCGCGTATGGCGGCGTAGGCGTAAGAAGGACATCCAACGGTGATTGTAAATGCGTAAATTGCTTATCTATTGAGGCAAAAAGGAAGTTGAAATACAGGGCTCTCAATAGCGAGTCGGTTTCAGCTTACAAGAAATCCTATAATTACAAAAACCGGGAGCGAGACCTGCGGCGCAGTAGGGAATACCACCTAAAAAACCGAGAATCAATAATAAAAAAGATGCGTGAGAACTGCAAGATTACCAAAAAATTACGCAATGCAAACAACGCAAAGCGTCGCGCCAATAGAATAGATAGGACGCTTTGTTATGATAACGACCTCACAGAATTCGTTCTTCAAGAGGCATATGCACAAGCCGATGACTTGGAATCATTGATGGGTTTTAAATTCCACGTAGATCACATGGTTCCGCTTCAGGGCAAGTCCGTCAGCGGGCTCCATTACTGGGCAAATCTTCAGGTAATACCTCAATGGCTCAATATATCTAAGAGAAATAGGCTTATTTATACAGAGCCATTTTCATGGATTAGTAATTGCTTGTGAATTCTAAACGACGCTACTGCGAAACGCATCAGCGGCTTGCTCGGAGTGATTCCTGATCACCCGAGTGACCACCCTTTCTACTTCTGCTGTATCTCCTCCATTGATATTAAAAGTGTTGTATTGCGTGTTAGCGCTTGCTTGTGGGTTGCTACCGCCTTCTGACTGCATGCGCTCGCGTACACTTGGAGCATACGCCTCATTAACCGGCCCCCATGCTGATCGATCATAGCCGCCATGATATAAGCGCAGCGCCTCATCCCAGTCGCCAGAGTTCTTAAAGTTCTCATGCATCAATTCTTGTTGCATCTTCAGCGAATCCATTGGGTCGAATGGGTCTAGCTCCTCGCCAAAGCGTTTTTCTAGCGATACCTCTGTGTTAGGCATGATCTGACCAAGCCCACGAGCACCAGCGCCGCTAACCGCATATGGATTATATGAGCTTTCCTGCCCGATTTGCGCCCATAGCAATCCAGCGGGCGCGCCAATGTCTTTCTCTGCCTGCGCAACGGCTGCACGGTACGCTTCATTATCGCGGATACTTTGCCCGCGCCGTATATCGAAGTCAGGGATACCGGGTGGGCCTTGGCGACCTTGTAGTGATTCACGCAGCGTCTGGGAGTCTTGGCCTTGTCCACGGCGAATATTAATACCATCAAGCCATTCAGATATGTTGTCGCGTAGGTCTTCGCCGTACTTGCGCCCGAAGGCTTCCGGACCTTCATTGAAAAACTCTGATATCTTGCTGTCGTTATCAAGCAGGAAGTCGGTCGCCCAATTAGAGAATCGCGTTAAGTCGGGCAATAAGTCAGCGGCCAGGACGTTAGTCACGCCTTCGATAGCTGTCTTGAATTCGCTTAGTGATTCGTTGAACTCATTAGCTAGGTCTATTTGCTCTTGAGTTACCGGAGCCAATTCAGCGGCACGCGCCATGTAATCATCTAGCGCCTGGGCTCCTTGGCCGAATAGTTTGAACGCAGCAGGGCTGTTAATACCCATATCTTGCAGGATAATACGGCGCTGCTGGTCGTCCATGCCCTGCATGGCTTGCATGACGCGCTCTATGGCTT